TCTAGTGTCTGCTACAGAAGCCGCTAATAAAGCAAAAGCGGCTGCGCCTGCAGCAGCTAAACCTACAAACTTACCACCAACAGGTATCATTTGTGAGTATTTATCATAAGTACCTTTGATAGATTCAAATTGGTCTTCTAAAGGAGCTAAGGCAGAAGCGGTAATATTTCTGAAAGTTAAAGATGCCTTATTCAATGCCATCTGTCCCTTTAAATTATCCTTATTAGCTTGATTTTGTTTTTTGGAGAATTTACCGATTGAATTTGCTAGATTCTGAGCATTACCGTCTATTTTAGAAAATTGATTAGCTAACTTTTCAGCAAATCCTGAAGAATTATCTAACGTTTTTTGAATTTCGGCGCCTAAATCTCTAGCAGATTGTAAATCCTCTTTAGAAGCGATTCTTGCCATAGTTTTACCTTATTATAAAATGATAGGAGACTTAATCCATTCCAAAGGTTTTTCGTCTCTTTTGAACTAAATCTTCTCTTTCTTCAGGACTCATCTTTTTAAGTTTTTTCTCCATAGCTGCACCACTAGCAATAGCCTGATTAATTAATTTTCCTAATTCAGGATCTTTTTTTGATAAGTCCTTTAAAACTTTATTAGACTTACCTTTAGCTGCTATTGAAAAAACCTTTTCGATAAATTTATCGACGATTCCTTCATTGATTTTTTTATAGTTCGACATTTAAATCTCCTAATGAATGTAACGATTCATTAATAAATATAAAATTATAAAAAATTATCTCTTTGCTTTTGGGATATTTAATTTGGGTAGAGCTTGTTTATTTTTGTTTTGCTCTTTTTTGATTGTCTCAGCTTCATCCTTATATTCTTTGTTGAGACGTTGTATATAGAATTTTCTTAAGTAAATGGGTAAATTGTAAATATCTTTAAATGTAAATCCACCCTTACCATAATAAATCAGTTGAAATATTTCTTCGTGAAGTTTTGGTTTATCTTGTGCTCGAAGGCCAAAAAAACCCTACCGTCATTGGGACGGCAACCTCACTCTCTTCCCCACTTGAGAACTTAATAGTGGTTAACATCTCAACATCAGGCATAAGTGATTGTACATAATTTCTGAATTCTAATGAGTCAATGGATAAAAATTCATTATCCACAAATTTATTCACGCTAGCTTTATCACTTTTACCATCCACAGATAATATCATCTTTTTCAAACGGGTGGTTAACTCATATTGTATTGAACCATCTGACATCTTCTTACGAGCTTTAATCTCTGATTGTATTTCGTATTCATCTTTTTGATTCAAAAGTTTAAAAGTTAAGATTCTGTTAGAATTAGGTAGTTCAAATGAGAATTCATTCATACCCTTTTCCATCTTAGTGAAGTCAATCTTTTTATCTTTACTTGTAGTTAAATCATAGGTTGATTGTCTCACCGTTCCATCATCATCGGTGTACTCAAAGATATAATCCTTACCATAGGCTAAGATTCTAGCTGCTATAATCAAACCATTTTTATCACCAATCAATAAATCATCACAATTTATTTTCTTATCAATAACCAATGATTCTAATAGTTTATCTAATACCAAACCGCTCTTTAATAGGTTCGGAGAAGTTAATATGTCCTCCTCACGCGCAGTCATATATTTCATTTCAACTTTACCAGAAGACAATGGATTACTATCAGGATAAAAATATCCTTTGGATGGTAAATCCACAACTTCCGTAGGGAATTTGTAATCACTCATGTTTTATCTTTCTATAACTTATTAATATATATAAACTTAATTATGTAAATAAAAAATTATTTTGATGGTGCGAATTTTTCCTTAATTGGTTTAAGAATCATATCAAAAACGATATCATCATATTTTGTTGGAGTAAGTTTTACTATCTTTTCCAAAGCGTAAATTACTATCAACGCATATTCCCAATTTGCTGCTAACCATTCAGTCATTTTATTCTCCTTAGAATTGTAAGATTGCGTAATCGTATTTAAGTGTCAAAGATATTTCTACTGGCTCACTATCAGCAAAGGATAAATCACCAAAGTTAGCATTTTCAATATAAGCTCCCTTTAATGTCCACTCCTCAACTAAATCGCCAACAGGTCCTAACACATTGAACGTAACGTCTTTTTTATAAAAATCTGAATATCCATCTCTACCTGTTACAGATTCGTGTCCTAATCTTATCCATTCAATTACTGCTTGAGCACCACTTGGTACTACTGGATCGTATAAAGTTATATCAATCGGTTGCCATGCAGCTTTACCTTTCACATACCTTTTAACGTTGATGTGGTCTAAAACTATTTCATCAAACTGAAGTTGTGGTCTATTCATAGTTTTGATTAGATACGCTGGTATACCTTCAATAAACATTATGAACCTATTTTTAGTCTTAGGTTCAAATGGTGTGAACATAATCTCTGATGGATCTAATAAATCTGGCATTAAGTTTCTCCAAAATCTTATAATTTTTTCATCGTATATAAATATCAAATAAATAAAAAATAACGCATTTTGTTATTCAAAGTTTTTTAGAAGTTTTATTAGAAACAAAAAACCCCGCGGTGGACACGGGGCTTAATGTATGATTATAAGTTAAACTTACTCTGGAAATGTAGCGCCTGTAGGTTGTACTACGAAATCCAATACTATGAACTCAGCGGTTCTAGTTGGTTGAATGAATATCTGTCCAATAAGACGATTTCTATCAATCTCATCAGGTGTATTGTTTGATTCATCCATTACAACTCTAAACGCACTCAATCCACTATTTTGTTGAACATCTTCTAAGAATGGGTTTACGATAGATAAGAATCTATTTCTAGTCGCCACAGTATTCTGTTCAAATACTAAGAATCTTGAAGAACTTGCGATAAACTTCTTCAATGCTATCAATAGTCTTCTTACGTTTACCCTATCCAATGCCGATGGTCTGGCTTGTAATGTCTTTTGTCCAAACACCACAACTCCCTGACCAGGAAATGTTGCTATTGGATTAATCCTAGCTTCATATAGTTCATCCCTATTTGCGTGAGTCAATCTACTTTTAGCTTCTAATGCGTCGGATAATCCACCTCTGTTTAGTCCAGCGGGTGCGAACCACTCAAATGCCACTTGGTCATTAAATGCTATGACACCAGGTAACATTACTGATGGTGGTACGAACACAGGCTTTGCTGTATTTCTGTCCTGTATCTTTACCCACGGATAGTAAGTAGCCACATAGTTTGAATCTAATGTTTTTACCGTATTGGTAATCTGTGCTATTGTATCATTAGCAGAAGATGCATCCATTACGAATAAAGCATCTGACCTATCCTCAATCTTATCAATTGCGTGATTTGTAGTTGTTGAGTGTAATCTATGATTAACACCAGGTATTGATAATAAGTTGATATCATATTCCTCAGGATTAGATATACTATTGATTGCTCTTTTGTAAGCAACCGAACCACTTGATGCGGAATTAGTGTGGTCAAATCCCTGTTGGTTTGCAGTTGTAATTCCTGCACCTGTTGATTTAGGATTAGCTGGATTATCACCGTCAAAACCAAATTGGAATGGTACAGTAAACTTACGTTGTCCAATCGCTGAATTTGTAAGTGATATTAACTCTGTTCCATCTGCAAAGGTATCAGATAATGCGGAAGCTCCATCTGAACCGAACATATTTTCTAAACTCATAGATACGTTTGAACCAGCTGTAGCCGTTGCTGGTACTGGTGCAAGATATTGTTGACTATCTGTATCTGAGAAATTATATCCATAGAAAACATTTTGGTCAAAATCAGCCACAGAACTACTTTGATTTGTTTTGAATGATGCGGTTGGTACGTTAGTTCCACCTGGTATTGTATTGTTAACAGCTGCAAATCCCATAGGTACTAATGTCTTTGGGAAATCAGTTGAACCAGAGAAGTCACCAACTCTAATATGTTTACTACTATTTGGATAATCACCATTAAAAGATAATACTCCAGATGAATCAATCTCAACAAAACTATCACCAAGCACTCTCACATAATAATTTGGATTGTCTGGATCCATTGATAAACCATCAAATTGTTCCATAATATCATCATTATTAGGTCTTGTTTTATCAGCATTACCGATGTTAACTGACCTAACTTGTAATGAGAATGTTCCATAATCAGAACCAGCCACAGAAGCAGCATCTTTGATATTTAGAACATTAACTTTGAATTGTGAATTTACATCAGTTCCATGTGAACGGGTGTAGACTCTAAACAAATTAAATCTCTCTCCACTAACGGCTTGTGATGTAACGAATGGGGTTCTAGCATATTGATATCTACTATTACCAGTCCAATTACCTGCACCACCATCATTATTATATTCTGTGGTTCCAGATGCTAAATCTAAACCTTGTGTTGTTACTTTCAAAGAAGCCGAAGCTGCTGAGTTTTGACTACCATCAGTTTGTGTTCTTTTAAAGTTTTTATATAGATAGACAGGCATTAATGATGTACCTGATTTTTCTGTTGTAGCAGAAAAACTAAATATATTTT